TTGTTGACAAAGCAAACTACTTTGCATTTAAAGTTGATGACATTGAGGAAGCTCATTCACATGTCAACTTCCAATCTCTAGCTTCCGATAGAGCTGCTTACAGACTTTCAGATCAGTACGATCAGGAAGTTTTAGGCTACCTATCAGGTTTCAAGCAGTCTGCTTTGAACACTGTAGCAGGAACAGCTAACACTACCGTCAACGGTACAAAAGCTGTGTCAACTGCAGGATCAAACGAACTACTTGCTTCTATGCTAGTAGACGCTGCCGACTTTAACGGTGGTTCAGCAAACAACTCTATTGTTGTTCAGCCAAGAGGTATGGGTGACGGTGTTAATACCACTGCTGCACATGCTACACCTCTAGCTGTCATCAACAGAATGTCAAGAAAACTTGACCAACAGTTTGTTGATAAAGAGGGAAGATGGCTTGTAATCGACCCAGTCTTTGCTGAATTGCTAAAAGACGAAGATTCCAGAATTATGAATGGTGACTTTGTTTCTTCAAAGGACGAACTCAAAAATGGAATGATCTTTGGCAACTTGCATGGCTTTAAAGTGTACATGTCTAACAACTTACCTGCCAAGGGTAATGGTCCTACAGGAGCAACTGCTACTGGATCAA